CCGTCGAACGGTCGATGATGCGGTAGCCGCGCTTGAAGTCGCCGAACAGGACCGAGACGGTGTTGGCGGTCGCGGCCGTCGGGGCGAACTCCGAGATGTAGACCGGCTTGCCCAGGAACAGGGCCACAGCGCCGTCGCGGAGGATGTTGCCGTTCTCGCCGTTCAGGAGGTACTTGCCGCTGCTCGCGGACTTCACGACGTTCGCCCAGGTGGCCTGGTTCATCAGCCACACCGAGGACGCCATGTAGGCCGGGTTCAGCTTGTACGCCGCGGAGACGAGGTCGTCCACCGTCGGCAGCGAGGTCGCCGCCGTGGTGTGCGAGGTCGCCCAGCTCTCGGCGAAGACGCCCTTCGGCTGGCCGCTGCCCGTGCCCGTCGCGTAGTAGTTCTCCCAGAGGCGCGAGTGGGCGCGGCCGTGCTCCTGCACGACGTTCCCGGCGAGGTCCCAGACGGTGTCCTGCAGGGCCTCCTCGGAGATGTCGGTGTAGATGCCCGACTTGTAGGACGCGAAGGACACCTTCGTGGTGTCCATGTCCTGCTTCGAGTAGGTCGCGCCTTCGCTGATGAGCGAGGCCGTCAGCCGGCCGGAGATGATCGCGACGTCCGTGTCGGCGCCGCGGGTCTCCACGGTCGCGAGCGTCCGCATGACGGACTCCTGGTCCAGCGCCTTGACGAACTCGTTCGACAGGACGGGCATGGTCGCGTCGGCGCCCATGGCGGTGTTCGCGCCGCCGGCCGTGGTCATGGCCAGCGAGGTGGCGCGTTCGGAGCGGAAGCCGCCGCGGAACCACTCGCGCAGCTCGTCCTTCGGCTTCGAGGCGATGCGGTTCGTGTGGACGAACGGCGCGGCGACGGCGGCCGGGGCGGCCTTGAGCTTCTGGTCGAAGGCCGACCGCTCGGCGGCGATCATCTCCTCCAGGTCGCCGACTTCCTCCAGGATCTGGAGCTGGCGTTCGTCGGTGGCGTTGGGGTACTCGGCCTTCAGCTGCTCAACCTTCGAGCGGTTTTCACGGAGGGACATGGTGCGTTCCTTCTGCTTTCGTGCGTTTGCGTAAGTGGTGGGGTAAGCCGCTCGGCCCGTCTCCACCAGGGAGACCTCGTGGAGCCGTGCGCCGGTGATGGTTCGTGAGGTCGTGCCGTCCCACGTGTCGCTGTCGGCGATGAAGCCGATGGACATCTGGGACACGACGCCGCGACGGACGAGGTCGCGGATCTCCTCGGCCCGCTGCGTGGTGCCGATGTCGGCCTCGAACGCGAGGCCTTCGTCGGTCTCGGTGATCTTCAGGGTGCCCGAGCGTTCGTTGGCCAGGGGCGTCTTGGAGTCGTGCATCCACCAGAGGGAAACACCCTCGGGGTCAGGCTTCAGGGCGCCGCGCTTGATCCGCTCGCGAAACGTGCGGCCACGCTCGGTGATGAGGTGCGACCACGAATCCCAGACCGCGGCGAGGCCGCGGATCTTGCCGTCTTCGCTGGGCACCAGCTTGGCGCGGATCTCACGCATCGGATCCATCTCCTCCGACTCCCGTGACCCCAGAGATGAGGACCTCGGGGATGTCCTTGCCTGGCACAGGTGGGAAGCCGAGCCGGCGACGGGCGTCATTCACCGACAGGACTCCGACTTCGACCAGTTGCTTGTAGGCGCGGCCGGCGGTGCGGAAGTCACCCTCGGTAACTGGCGTCCAGTCGAACGAGGCGCGGACGCCGGGCCGGCAGAGCTTGGAGGTGATCTCGGCCTCGAAGTTCCGGCCCCACACTTCGAGGCACCCGCTGACGTAGGCCTGGGCGACCTCGGGCTGCGTCCGGGCGTCGCTCATGTCGAGGTACGCGGCCGGGACGCCGAAGGCGTTGGCCACCAGCTTCGAGGCCGACCCGCGCATGGCGGCAACGTCGGACGCCCAGGTCGGCGACATCTGTTCGATCTTGATCCCCTCGCCCACGAAGACGGGCAGCGAGGCCGCGCCCGGGGTCAGGTGCTGGAGCGTGAAGGCCGTCCGCATCTGGTCGCGGACATCCGGGCGCATTTGCCCCGGGTGGCTGAAGACGTTCTTCTGCTGGCAGCCGGCTTTGGCCCACGCCCGGATGGACGATTCGATGTCGGCCGCGGACTCGGCGGCGGTCTTGATCGCGCCCAGGGGCGAGGCGCCCCAGTACGGGTTCCCGATGGAGGTCGTGCCCTTGAAGTGCAGGACCGCCGAGTAGTCGACCTCCTGCTCCTGGTAGTACCAGCGCAGGGTCCCGTCGGTGTCCTCGCGCATGGACATCGACTGGCTGGAGATCGGGCGGAAGGCCACCGGTTGGCCGAGCGAGTCGGTCACGATCTGGGCGAACGAATTGCCCGTCAGCAGCGCCTCGGCGGCCATCCAGCGGCGGAAGTCAGAGCCCGTCAGGTACTGGCCCTGCGCCTGGCCGGACAGCAGCTCCTCCACCGCGGGGTCGGACACGGCGTTCCCGGCCGAGTCGCGCAGCAGGATGGGGCAGCGGGCAACGTCGCCGGCGATCAGGGAGACGCACCGCTGGACCGCAGGCAGCTCCGAGACCGACGAAGAAACCCACATGGCAGGGGCGTCAAAGCCGACGGCGATCCGTCGTCTGAGGCCAAAGAGGCTGCCGAAGATTCCCATCCCGGAATTTGCGAGGATCGCGGCACGGAATTCAAGCGATTCCGTGGAACCTCCGCAGAGATTCCTAGAAACTGATCCGCGAGGCGTCGGCGTACATCGACTCGGTCAGCATCTCGCGGTCGTTCATCACCTTGACCGCCATGCAGCAGGCGGTCACGGCGTCGATGTTTGAGTCGCTGCGCCCCTTGCTCGGGACGAACAGGCCCGTGTCTCCGGGCCGGAGACGCGTGTGTGCGAGGTTGGCGCGGAGCACCGGGTCCTCGTCGAAGCGGATTCGCTTGCCCCGGATCATGTCGGCCCAGATCGCCCAGGCGGAACCCATGAAGACGGTGTTCTGCGGCGCCCTGCTCCATTGCCAGCCGTGCCGCTTCTCCATGGAATCGCACCACGCGGCCGCCTTGCCGGCGGGGTCGGCGACGAAGAACTTCAGGTCGACGTGCCGGGCGATGGCTTCGAGCTGGCGTTCGATGACGCTGTAGTCGACGGTCGGGCCGACCACGGTGATGAGCCCCTTGTCGCGCCAATCGCGCAGCGGCTGGCGGCTGCGGACCTCGTCGCCGGCGATGTCGTTGCCCGCCCAGTAGTGCCAGCTCCTGGACAGGAGCCGGGTGCCGTCCCACACAGCGACGTTCAGGCTGGTCAGGTCGAACTGGCCGCCCGTCGACCAGCCGCCCTGGCTGAAGTCGACGGCCACCACGGCCGGCAGGCCCGCCGCCTGGGCGAGATCCCACGGCTCCACGCAGGCGTCGTACAGCCCGAGCGGCAGCCCACCGGCGAGGTCGTCCGCGAAGGTCGCCAGCTGCTGCGTGTACCACTCCTCGCGGTCGGCAGGCTTGCCGGAGAGGAGCGTCTGCGCCATGACCAGGCGGTACTCGGCCTCGGTCACGTGGATACCCATCGTCGGGCAGGCCTTCACCCACGCCGCGGGGTCGTCCGGTGCGTCCGACGGGTCGATGCCGTAGATCATCCCGACCGTCGACATGGGCAGCTCCTCGCCCGCGTCGTACGCCCGTTCGATGCCGCGGATCATGGACCCGTACGGCCGCTCGTACTGGCGGGCGTCCGGGGTCGTGATGACCAGCATCTGGGCGCCACGCACCTTGGTCATGCTGGTGATCGCCCGGGTGAAGGTCTCGTCCATGCGGGCCGCCTCGTCGCAGATGATGAGGGTCGGCGTGATGCCGTCGGCGTTCTTCACCGTCGACGGGCGGCACTTGATCGACCCGCCCGGGTGCGTTGCCAGGGCGCCCACCGTCGACATCTTGCCGCCGTAGAACTCCCAGACACCCTCCTCGCCGATGGCCTCGCGTATGCGGTCCTGGACCAGCGCCGCCTTGTCCATCTGCGTGGCGAGGACCACGACCTCGGTGTTCGTTCGCCCTGCCCTGGCCGCCTCCTCCACCGTCCAGGACGAGAGCATGGCGGCCATCTGCGTCTTGCCCACGCCGCGGGCCACCTGGAGGACCACGATCCGGCAGGCCGGCGCGTCGCCTTCGGACCGCCACGCGACCAGGTGGGCGAACACCCACACCGCCCAGGGCATCAGCTCCCAGCGGTAGACCTCCCGGGCGTGGGCCACCAGGCGGTCCAGCCGGTCGCCGTCCCACGTGCCCGTCCTCCTCGCCTCCAGGTAGCGCCCGCAGGCGGCCCGCACCCTCGCGTTCGTGACGGTCGACCCCTCGAGCACCGACCGAGCGTAGGCGTCGGCGACGTCCAGCGCGGTCGTAGGTGCTTGCCTAGACGGACGTTTGCGTCCTCGGCCGGGTTTTGCAGACGGG